TAAACCAATCTTTATTTGTTTTAGCTTTCTCATGTAAATCGTAGAACCAGTTTCTTCCCATCGGAGTTCCAATAAATATAGCAAAGCCTTTTCTGTCCGATAGACATGGTCTTAAAATGGTATCAAAAAGGTCTGGCGAAAGGTTTTGAGTTTCATCGCAGACTATACCATCAAAGTATTGACCTCTAATAGCAGCACTATTCTCACCGCCTAAGATTTGTATTCTTGAATTGTTTATAGAGAAGTCCACCCTTAGTTCTGACTCATTAAACTTAACTCCTGGAATTGTGGCAGAAAATTGTTTCATATAATCCCATGCTGTACTCTTTCCCTGCAAACGATATGGAGAGATGAAAGCATATCTAGGATAGGGTTTAGTGCTTGTTAGAGCAGCTCTAATGAGGTGGTTGATAGCAAATACAGTCTTACCCCCTCTCCTGTGAACAATCACTACATTGAAGCGGTTCATATCGCATTTTTTATGCAAAAAATTTTGAATATCTCTTGGTGCGTAAGGAATAACAATTTGTTTCATTTTAAAACAAAACCCCCCTTAATGTATTGTTTCATTTGAATTAGGATAATCGCTAGGCAAAATGAATTGTGTTCTAAGGAACTCTGAGAAGTCGTTAGCTTCAGCCTCATCTTCAAAACCTTGAAAGTGTGTAATCACAATTGGTTTCTTAGTTTTTTTATCCTTCATAATGAAGATTATTGTTTTTAGAAAAGTATCATCCATGTGTTTATGCCTTGTATCAATTTTATTTTAACCGGTAACTAAAAAATTGGGTATCGACTTTTTTAGTACCCCACCAAGTTGTATTTAGCTTTCAATAATCAGTTATTACAACGATCACTTTTAAAACGATAACTTATGATTAGTAATAGTTATTTCCGATAACTTATAGGTTATCACCAGTTTAGAACCTTTCTAAATAATTGTGTGATATTTTTGCAACAATTTGGTATTTTTGCAACACCTTGTATGTATAATCTACATTTTATGTGTGTAGTTTTTACCACAACACCAATTAAATCAATACTTCTAAAAGGTTTAGCAAAAGAAATATTCATAATTAATCTAAGGTTTAGACCAAGAAATCGACAATGGTTGGTTGCTATCGCCTTTTATCTGCAATGTTTCGGCTGCTTTGCCATAAGTTTTAGACGATAATTTACTAGCTGACCATTGATTATGTGCAGTAATAATTTTATAAAGATTAACCATAGATTGTGCAGCTTTAGGATCTAAGTCACCGGATTCAATCTTTAGTTCTAATTCTTTTCTTTTATCTTCCAAATCAGATAATTTTAAATCAATTGCCAATTCTTTTGATCTGACATAATTAGCCATCAATTCATTATCTTTTATAAGATAAGCTCTAAATGATTGCCAAGTTATAGGAACATCTTCTCTACTAAATAATTCTCTAATTGTTAATCCATCTGCAATTAAAGAAAGTATGTGAGCTTTTAATTTATCTGTTAATTTTCTAGGTCGTCCAGCCATTTTAATTCTATTGTTAAGCGACCTGGCAAGGCAAGAAAGAAAGGAAAGAAAAGCACTCACCAGGTCTAGTTAATTAACTTATTTTAGACTAACGCAAGGGAGCTAGTAGTCTATAATTCGTTTAACACAATATGTTGTGTTTTACAAATCAAAAGGAGTTGGTTTTTTATTAAATGTTCTATTATCAAGGGTAATTGGGTTAATCTTTATTTTGTTATTAAACATCATTTTATCAATAATATTTTGGACAGTCCAAGCTCCGAATTTTAAATTATTGACTATCCAACGCATTTGCTCAGCGGAGAGCATTCCAGAATTAAAGTCATTTGTTATCTGTAAAACTATTTCAATCTTCTCAGGGGGGGTGTAGGTGTTCTTATAACTTAATTGAAGTGGTTCATTATTATAGTAATATTCATCTTCATTCATTTCTTAAAACCTTTAAACTTTTTCTTATTACTATTGTTATTATTATTATTGTTATTACTCTCTAAATACTGCCCAAATTTTGGGTAGTCTGACTGCTTAGATTTTGACACCCTGATTACCCTATTTTTGGGTAGTCTTAATGTATATCTGTTGGCACTTGATAACCTGTGAATAATTAAATATCCATTATCAACAAGCTCTTTTTTTGCCTTTTGCAAGGTATTAACAGAAACACCTAATTTTTTGCATAAATTTGAGTTCCTCAAGTTCCTATAATTAGCAGATAATGATTTAATATAGCAAAATAAGACTTTAGCCTCATTTCCTAGCTTATCGTCATATATAATTGAATTTGGGATCATAGCGAACCCTTCTTTAGTCTTTTCCATACTCTTTAATTCCTTCCTTGCTAGACCTTCTATATGTCAAAATATGGGTAGTCAAGTAAGAACATTTAGCGAACAAAATAATTTACTTTTTTTAATATAATTATTTGCAATATTATACAAAAATGGTACAAATAAAGAATGAAAAACAAATCAATAAATAAAAATAAAAAAGGGAGCAACATGAAAAAACTTACAGAAAGTAAATTAGTAAAAATATTAACTGAAATATTACCAGATACTTACGATAAAAAATCTGTTGAGGTAAAAAATTCTCCTCATCACACATTAACTAAAGAAGTTTCAGCAACTGATGAAGTATTAAGTCGTAAGGTTTGGTTTTATTATTACCAAGATGATAATAAAAATTGGGTTTTAGATATGGATGGTGCTAACTCATGGGATTATCTATCACATGATAGCGAATATTTTTGGACATTAGGTCAAGAACTTGAAGTAAAATTTATAAATCTTTTAAAAAATTATGGTTTATATCCACACCCAAATAATCATTATTCATTTACAGTAGGAAAAATATAATAGACCGAAACACCCCCATAAGGGGTGTCTTAGGGTAAATCCCTAACTGATGAGGTCAGAAACTAAAAGGAAGGATAAAACAAAATGACTATATTAAAATCAAATAGCGGTAAAATGTTGGAGTATTTAACTATTGAATTGCAATCTGGTTGGGATGTGAACGACTTAGCAGATGCACTATTAGTAGATAAATGGACTGTAGAAGAAATTGAAAAACTTTCATATAAAGAAATTACTAAAGCTGTGAAAGAGTCTATTGTTTATAATGGTAGAGCAAAAATAGAAGATGCTTATCAAGATGTTTATAATTATAAAACTAATCATAGCATTGTAGTTAATTTTATTACTAATTTAAGACCAGAATTATCAACTTTACAAAGGGGGAATGTTGAAAAATAAAGTTTATTCAGTAACAAAAGACCTAGAACAAAGAAATCCAGGAAAGAAGTTTTTTAGTTACATGGATATGGAAAACGCAGAGATTAGGAAAAAAGAAGTAATTTTGCCTTTACCTAAACAATACTTTAATAATATAGTTAAATTTATAAAGGGGGAGAAATGAGAAATAAATATGGTTTGCCTTTGATCTATGATTTTAATATAGCTTTAAGGGATAAAAGGAGATTGAAGAATTTAGATTATATGAAATGGAACTGTCCAAAAGGTTGGAAAGAACTTTGGAGCAAGAAACTAGACCAATTAAAAAAGAATATAAATGAAAGAAAAAGACAAACTCTCAACTGAGATAGATAAAGAAAGACTAGCTATACAAACTTTCAAGAACATCATTGAGGGATCTAGGTCTATCAATGGTGTTACTTGGAATAGAATTAAAAACCTAAAAAGAAAGGAACAAATAATATGCTTGAAACAATTATCGCAATAGAGATTGCATTATTAATATTTTATTATGCAACAAACTAAAAATTGTTCTAAATGCAAAAATACTAAAAGTATTTTAGAATTTTGGTTTAGAAAAGATCAAAATAATTATAGAGCTAATTGTAAAGAATGTTGTTCAAAACTTAGAAAAAAATATTATAAAAAGAATAAAAAAACACTTTTAATTTGGCATAAAAAATATCGTTTAGAGAATAGAGATAAAATTATTAAACAACAAAAAGAATCTTATTATAAAAACAATGGTGCAGAGAAAAGAAAAGAATGGAGAAATAAAAATCCATTAAGAGATAAAAAAACAAATAGACAATGGAGAT